CATGTATAATTTTTATTCATATTTATATTTATATTATGTAACATAAATGCTTATGAACCGAGTAAAATCGGTCACGGCGTCACTATGGTAAAGTATTATATTTATAGAGAACTTTTTCGCGTACATGCAAACAAATTAATTTATGGTTTTTCATATCGGGTTGACACCCCTATATGTGACGGAGTTTTTACAAAATTCCACATGTTTAATATTTTAATAATAAGAATTACTTGATGCGATTTTTAAAATGGATTATGAACGGATTGTGATTTTATTTTAAGATTTATATGGACTAACACGGATACGGGATTTATCTCGAAGGTATCACTGGACATCGTATAAATTGGAGAATAGAATTATTTGATATGGATTATTTGCCTCAGTACAATGTATCACGAGCGTTGTATTGTTGTATTTCAACCACCACACCACTACTAGTGACTTGTAGAGTAGTAAAACAGTTTCGATTGAAGGCTGTGGTTTTTCTTTAGTGGCGCGGGTTTATACACCTGCAAAACGGGCTTGTTTCTTTTGGAAGAAAATGGGCTATCCCATGTTATGTCATACCAGAGTAGGCTAACGTACGGTGCTTGCACACTATTAGCTTATACCATCGGATCATGTATTTAAGTACCTGAGGGTTGAGTGTCGTTGGAAACGATACGAGCTCAATCATAACAGACTAATAAATATATGGTGCCTGTATAAGCATGCCGAAAGCGTAACAAAATGACCAATCATGGATCAATGTGAAATATGAACGGAATTACAAATTTGAACAATGAACTAATGGACACTACCGCTACGATTAATGAAATAGAAATTAAAATGAATGTAAATAAATTAATAAAACAATTAGGAAAAGAATACAATAGAATTTACAATAAAGATATACCAGGTTTTCAATATTATAATTATGCCAATACCTCAATGTTTGTATGCTTTATGTCGAGAGGAATCTTGATGCAAGTGCACAAACGTAATTTTATTTTTTATAGTAATAAATATTTAAATCACCCTGTTTTGAATGTTAAAGTTAAGGAATATAAAGATAGTAAAGTTTTAATAGTCTCTGAAAAGAAACCTTTTTTTAGCACAATTAGGATACGCAGCAATAAAAAATTTTTTCAGTAGTACTTTAATGGAACCTTTTGTTCTGTTATCTAAGGCTAAAACAATTATTAATAAAGCTACATCTGAATTAGGAAAATTATTATTAATAGATTTGCTTGCTATGTTAACGCATTTGCGAGATGGTTATTTCAGTTTTGGTAAGATAGCAGCAGTTTTAATGAATATATACACAATACATAAAAGGTATATGATCTTGTTTAGGGATGAATTTAATAACGCACCTCACGTAGATGATTTTACACCTCAAGCGGGTGCGTCCGTCACAGAATTATTATTAGGTTTTACAGCATTAGGATTACCAACTAAGGTATTAGATGCTATTCGAACGTTTACCACTTTAACAGGTAAAAGAATATTTGAATCCAATGTATTTATAGAATCAGCTAGATTTTTGTTTGAATCTCTTATTGTTTTGATTGAATGGATAGCTAAACCGCTACCTAATGTAGTTATATTGAGTCCTGCTTTAACGCAAGAAATGGTGTCTTTTGTTAAACGTATGGGATCATCATTGTTTTTACATTCAGAAATAACACAAATTTGTGATATCTACAGTAAATATGTAGGCAATCCACAAATATTGTTTGATCCCACTTTTAGGCAGGATGTTATGGCTTTGTATAATCGTTTAAAACAGAACGCTGATTTTGTTGATTATGTTACCAACGGGAATAATAAATATTTTCAGACAACATGGAAGTTGTTTGAAGATAATGTTATAAAGAGTTGTAACGCTTTTGATACATCGGGAAGGAATGAACCTGTATGTTTTGTTTTTGAAGGTGAAGCAGGTTCAGGAAAGAGTCAAATTATGAATGCTTTTGTTTCTTTGTTGCGTGAATCAGGAATGACGACTATTTGTCATTCCGTTCCTGCAGCAGAGGATGGAAAAGATTTTTATGATGATTATGAGAATCAAGAGGTTTTTGTTATGGATGATGTAGGACAACAAGGAAAATCGCAATGGAGATATTTAATTAATTATGTGTCACCTGTGAAATATCCGTTGCCATGTGCTACTGCAAGTAAGAAGAATACGAAATTTTTTAATTCCAAAGTTGTTTTGTGCACTACTAATCACTTCACAGATTTAGGAGGGTTTACCTCTTCTGATTGTATTAGTGACCCAGAGGCTTTATATAGAAGAGCTCATGTTATTAAAGTTAAGAGAGGTGTATCAGATCATTTTTCGCAAGTTTTAGAATATGTAAAATTTGATCATATAGGTTCTAAGAAATGGGAGAATAAGTTTATTAACCATACAGCTGTGGATGTTCCACCTGATGTGTCCGTTAATTTTTCCTCAGAAGAATTGCGTGATGCTAAAGGATTAAGAACTTTGAAATGGTTGTATAAGTTATTTAAACATGTGTGTAGGTCTGAAGAAATGAATAATTCACACATGGCTTTGAGTCAGAGTGATTTGTTAAGTGTATTAGATAGCGTGAATGATGAGAGTGCTAATATAGTTGATGTGTTTCAAGACGCTATTGAGAATGAGAATTGGAGAGCTGAGAGTTTTGATTTTTCGCGTTTTATAAAAAATATTGCTTTTAAAACAATAGATAAAGTAATAGACATGTCTATTATTACATCTGAATTTTTACGTTTTTATTATGACAAATTAACCGAACAATTTCAAAAATATACAACTATGTTAAGTAGTTGTATCACAGAATTTTTTAGTATCGATTTTACATCAGTTTGGATTAAGAGAAGTGGTTATATTTTTATATCAATTCTAGGATGTGCGATTATAGGAGCTATGTTACCTAGTTATTCTGAGGTTGTGTTGGAGACCTCTCCTGTTTTTGGAGAAGCCAATATAAAAATCAAAGATAACGAGAGTATAGCAAGTAGGTTAAGGAAAGAACAATTTTTTGGTCCACAAGCAGATAGCATGGAGAATGAGTATCGTACGTGGATTAAGACTATAAGGAAAGGATGTAAAACTATAATTGTAAAAGGAGAAAAAGGAGATAAAGATGAACATTCTCAATGCGTTGTTAGTGGAAAAAGGATAATGTTACCGGCACATATGGATATTGGCAATAAATTTGTTGATATTTATGGTTCATGGGAGCATTATGTTAATAAACATGTTGAAATAGAGAATGTCCAATTACGTAGATTAAAGAGTTTTTTGACAACTGATGTAGCGATATATGAGATTATAGGTACTGTACCTCTGTATAAATTGAATCATGCGTTATTTGCTGGAGGGGCCACTAATAGTGGTAACTGGTTTTTAGTAAATTCAACAGGAGACTTTCCTGTTTCATTTGACATAGACGTATTGAGAAATACTGATAAGGTTGCATATTCAACTGTTTCAGGTAAGTGGCAACATTTACCACAGACTGGTTTTTATACACCTTATTCAGCCGCTGGAGGTTGTGGAACTGTTTTAGCAGCACCTGGTGCTGGTATAATAGGTTTCCATGTTGCAGGTTCTTCTGATCTTGGCTTTTGTGTACAACCATCTAAAATGGTTATGGAAGAGATAAGAGATTTAATGTTAAATAGTCCGTGTGCGACTAACTTTGATTTGGATGAGAAAGTAATACCCGGTTTTTCAGGAGTAAGAGTAAGATATGAAAATGCAGTAGAGCAATCAAGAGCTGTAGGTGATACTAGTTTTGTTAGAAGCGTGTTGCATAAGAATGGTTGTGAGGAGATGGCGCAGTTGATACATGAGGTTCAGACGAGTAGTGAAAATTATACGTCTGTTCCGTGTGAGTCAATTGATTCTAAGTCTCCACCGAATTTCAAATCGCAGGGTACTCCGGCCAAAACATTAAAACATTTATCACAAAAAACATTCGTACGCCAAGGTAGGGTTACTCAAGAGGAGATAGATTTTATAAAACAGTATTTGCGAACGTTGTTTGTTAAGTTTGACGATTTAGATGACCATGAAGTAGCTTTTGGAGGAAAATATGTACCTTCACTCAATAAGGATTCCAGTAATGGATATCATTGTATGAGTGGTAAAGATAAATATTTTGATTTTGAGAATAAGGTAATTAAGGATGAATTGTATGAATTAGCGGAAGCTATAGAGAAGGAAGCTAGGAACGGAGTATATAATTACGATCATTTTATGTGCAAGGAAGTTTTTAAAGATGAGTTACGATCATCCGCGAAAGTGGATGCTCCTAGAACATTTAGAGTAATGCCTTTGGGACATATTTGGTGGACGAAGAAAATATTTGGTCAATTGTTGAAGCATTTTAAAGATACTCGCCATGATACTGGCATCAGTATAGGATATAATCCATATATTGATGCTGATCTTTTGGCGAAGAAATTAATAAAATGTGTAGAGACTGGTGATGCTGATTTTAAGGAATGGGATGGAAAAACTTTAGGAATATTTATAAGAATTATAATTGAAGTTATGAAAGAGTTTTACATAGGTAAGTATCCACACATGATAGATTGGTTATCCAATACTATCGCTAATTCTTTTGTGTTGGTTAATGATGAGATATGGGCAACTACGCATGGATTACCATCCGGAACGTGGTTGACTTTATTGCTTAATTGTTTACTTAATAAAAATTTGACAGCTTTAGTTATTTATAGGAATAAGGGTGATGCGAGTGTAGAAGATGTATGGAAAGTTATTGATTATGTGACTGGTGATGATAAATTAATGGGTACTAATCCTGATATGGCGCCTTTTTTCAATCTCGAAAAAGTTAGAGATGTAGCAGAATCCTTAGGCATGAAATGTACTAATGGAGATAAAACAACTATTACAAGACCTACTCAAGAGTTTGATAAGTTAACATATGTGAAAAGACATTTTCGTCAACATCCTGTTTTGAAGCGTTATGTAGGGTGTCTTTCATTAGATACCATATTTAATACTTTACAATGGGTTGATTCGACAAAAAATGTTCATGAAGCGATGGTTGGTAAAATGCGATCCATGCAAGTGGAATCTTATTTACATTCACCTAATTTGTATAGACAATTAACTAAGATTTTCGAAAATAAATATCCGTTTGAAGCGTTTTTTAGTGAGAATAAAGTTATTAATATACTCAATACCCCAGAAGGATATGATGAAGTTATTAATATGCAAGGTAAGAATTTTTCTTTTTAAAATAATTAATAATACGGCAGAGTAAACTGCCTTAACAAATCCTTGTTGATCAGGATAGCAACCTATAGCTCATTTTGTAATTATACGGTTACGCAATAGAAGGATGACGATACTTCTAGCCGTGATTACTAATGTTTTCTTTTCGTTATATTACTGGTTAACAAAACAGTAATTGAAATTTTTATTTTGTTACACAACTTGAAAATATTGATAATAACTTTAAACAAGTTTCAAATAGTGATTTTAATATCACTTCCCAAAATATGACAACAACAGTGGCCTCTGTCACTACTCGTGAAATACAAGAAATTGATTCACCTTTTAACGATCTTTTTATGACAGTGGATATACCTGATGCTTATCGAGTAGATGCCAAATCTTTTATAGAGAGACCTTTTTTCGTAGATGAAGTTACTTTTCCCGATACAGCTGCAAGATATACTTTATTGACTAGTACTGTGCGTTTTCTCCCAGGAGATATAGCGCGTAGTAATAGTTCAGTTTTAAATATGTTTAAGATGGCTGCTTATGGTAGACCAGATTTGATTATTAATGTTTCGATGGCTGGTACTATTACCCACGCCGGATGTGTTTTGGTTGGGGTTTTACCACCTTTTCCAGCCTATCCAACATTAGTAAATGCTAGCAATGTATCTTTAATTAATACAATTTTATCAGGACCACATGCTTTTTTACATGCAAATGAGGCTACATCAGTTGCAATACCAGTCCCCTGGTATTGTAATACTGATTTAGCTACCA